TTATCATCCATATCAATCTCTAGTAGATTAATCTTCTTCTTATCTCGCTCTTCAATAATATCTAATGTATTTTTAAGTACACTAAGAGTCTTTAATCCAAGTGCATCAATTTTAATTAAGCCGATTTTTTCAGCCTCTTCCATGTCAACGGCAACAACAGGAATTCTAGAATCGCTTCCAGTAACAGATCTTGTTTCTAATGGTGCATATTTGAAGATAGGCTCCTTGCTAGTTACAACACCAGCAGCATGAATTCCAGTACCTCTAATACGTCCACGAAGTTGATCTCCATACAATTCTACTTCTGGATACTTCTCTCTAAACCATGCAGAGTTTTTTGAACTACAATAGTCATCCCAAGTATCAACAGTTTTAAGAACCTTATTTACATCTGGCAACGGTATGTTGAGCGCACGAGCAACGTCTCTGATAACACCCTTATCCTTAAACTGTAGGAATGTAGCAATAGATGCAACATGTCGGTACTGTCTAACTAGATAGTCTTTTACTTCATCACGTCTTGAATCTTGAATGTCTGTGTCAATATCAGGAAAGTCATTACGTTCTGGATTAATAAAACGGAAGAATAGCAACCCATGCTTTATTGGATCAATGTCTGTGATTCCAAGTGTGTAGCACAACAGAGAACCTGCAGATGATCCACGACCTGGACCAACCATAATATCTTCTTTCTTGGCCCAGTTAAGCATATTTCGTACTACAAGAAAGTATGGTGCAAAATTCTTATCATTAATGATAGTTAATTCTTCATCTAATCTATCTAGATATTCTTGCTTTCCATCAAGACCCCGTTCCTTTAGTCCTTCAAGTGAAAGCTTCTTTAGTTCCTCACCTGGCTTTGGATATTGAACTGGTAGGAGATTAAGTCCTTCTTTAATATCATAATCTTCAATCTTATTAGCAATCTCAATAGTAGAAGTAAACATGTCTTCACGATCAATACCCTGCTTTAGCATGGCATCCTTCATCTCATCATAAGACAAAAGATGAATATCAAACTTGTTAAAACTCATCATGCGGTTTGCACCATAAAGATAGTCAAGTCTATCCATAAAGGATTCTTTCTTCTTTGATTTCTCATATGTTGCATCTTTTTCTAGTTTTGCATGTGTATTAAGAATAAGCATCAACTCTTGAATTTCTTTTTGACTAGGATCAGAGTGGTGACAGTCTGGAGTCACAACAATCTTAATCTTCATGGCATCTGCTAGTTCAATAATGCCCTTGTTAATCTCGGCAGAGTTATGTGGCATCACTTCAATGTAGTAATCATCCTCAAACTCATCTTTGAACCATTGCATGTGTCTCTTAGCAGTTGCTAGTTCACCTAGTTCTACCGCCTTGGCAATCCAACCACTAAGGCAACCAGAAGTAACAATAAGACCTTCTTTGTATTTCTTTAATACATCAAAATCAAATCTTGGCTTACTAAAAAATCCTTCTGTCCAAGCAATTTCATTAATTTTATTTAGGTTTTCTAAACCTGTTTGATTCTTAGCGAGAAGAACTATATGATGATAATTCATATCAAGAGGATCAGTGCGTTCTGCCTTTGATCTCTTGTCATGCATATCTTTTGTCATATAGCCTTCTACGCCAAGAATTGGTTTGATGCCCTTTGCTTTTGCAATGCGGTGCAGTTCCCTATGCCCAGATAAAGAACCATGATCTGTGATAGCCAATGCTGGCATACCAAGTTCAACTGCTCGGTTAACGTATTCTTCTGGAGTAGCAACGCCATCCATGAGGCTGAAGTGTGAGTGAACGTGGAGTGCCACATAGTTTCTCATTACTTATTCCTCAATTTTCTTTTTTGTTCTGCGTGACATGTTTTACAAATTTTGTATCCATCTTTATTAACTTTACCATATAAAGCATAGTCGTGTCCAGATGGGCAGTGAGATTTTGTTCCACGCTTTCTATTTTTTTTATTAAATCCACCATTAACTTTTCTATACTCTTCCATTTCATCTAGTGCTTTTTGCGCTTGAACTAATTTTTTTCCTGTTAGATATGGAAGAATAGATATAATAATTTTTTCTGCTTCAATTCCAGTTTTTCTATACTGATATGCTTCATCTGTATATTTATTTTTATGTGGTCCATTTACAGAACCAGTACCGACATATTCTGCAAATCTGTCTAGGGGAGTTCTATCATAATATTGAGTAATACCAATATCTAATGCTTTAACTTTAGACCTTCTTACTCCAACATATCCCTCACCCTGAAAGAATCCAGCGCACCACATTAATTTAGCATCCATAAGTATAGTATACCATAGTTCATACCCATTATAGGGTGAGGACAATATTACATGCCCCCACCCTTTTAATGATTAGTTACCAATCGATATTCGTACTAGTAACAGATGGAGTATCAAACCCAAAGTAGAATGCTTCTTGCTCTGGATAAGGAACTTCACGAACAACCTTGTCTAGGTTGAACAATTCATAACCATCCCACTTGAATGGTTCTGAGTCTGGAACGCTTGGAATAAGCGTGTAGTTGGTTTCAGTTCCCTGACCATTACGCTTAAGCTTCCACTGTAAGTTTGAGATGCTGCCTGTTTCAAGAGCATACTCACGAATTGTATTAAAAGCAGACTGCTTACTAATACCTTGTGACCAAACAGCGATATAAGCATCTTCTGTTCCGTCATCTACTAACACATTTGTGTAGAAGCGTAGACGTGCTCTCCAGCCAGACTTAGGCTCTTTACGAGCCATCTCACAACCAAAGCAACGTCCCTCAGACTCCTGAGTACATGCTGCCTTGCGCTTGTAGTCCTTTGGGTTTGTATGCTCAGAGCACACTACCGCTAGTCCACGATCTTCATTGTAATTTGCTGAGTCAGAATCTAACTCATTTGCAAATCTAATTTTTGCTGCTTGTCCGTCTGCTAGCTTAACCCAACGAACTTTTGTTCCTGTACCTTCGTATTTTGGCTTGTCGACTAGGGCGTTGATGTTCTTTAATCCCTTTACAATAGTCATATTTTCTCCTTATATAAGTGTTTTATTATTTTAGCATAGACTCAATAACATTGTCAAACTGGAACTCAAGAGTTCTAATTTCATCATCTGTCATATCGCCTATGTCTTTATATTTTTTATCAGGTGAAATAATTGTAACTAAGTTACCTAGTTTTTCACTAAGTCTATTAGACATAATTACTCCAGCCTCATCATTGTCTGCTACTAATACAATACCTGTAAAGTACCGTTTCAAAAGTTCAATCTGGCTTGATGAAACATTTGCCCCTAGGGTAGCAACCGCAGGGAAACCTACTTGGTCTAATCTTATTGCATCAAAAGAAGATTCAACAACGTAAACTATCTTTGATGCCTTTACTCTGTGAAGATTAAACAATATCTTGCTCTTAGGAAGTCCTGGAGTATTTTTAAACTCCTTGCCTTCAATGGTTCTTGCAACAAAGCCAATAGACATACCGTCTGGTGACTGCATCGGAATAATAACAGAATCTTGTTTTTCTGAAAACCCTAGATCAAATTTTATCACAGATTCCTTGGTAAGTCTTCTACCTTCAAAATATGTCATTGCCCTTGGGGAATCAAGAGCCTGCTTATTTAATCGTTTAATTAGTAATTCATCATATTGAACAAAATCAGGAATTTGGTGCATAGCTTTATTAACTACAGCTTCAATGTCTGTTTCTGTTTCTTTACTCTTTATAAATCTAACAGTTTCAAAGTATGTTCTACTTGTCATGTGCATAATTAGTTCAACCAAACTTCTTGTAGTTTGGCAACCAAAGCAAAAGAAAGTTCCTTTTTCTTTGGAAACTTCTCCTGCTGGTGTTCTATTATTATTATGATAAGGACAAAAGATTATATAGTCGGTGCCATATTCAGCTTCTATTTCAATTCCTGCACCATTTAAAACTCTGTGTATTTGTTGTGTTGTATATAACTCTTTAACCATTTTTATCCTCGTAGTCTTTATAACGATAATAACCCTTGTCAAAGTCTGCTTGTACTAAAAAGTCTCCCATAAATCCATTACGATTCTTTCTAAATGCACACTCAATAATATCACTATTAGTACCACGACCCAATGCCAACACCCAGTCAGCATCATAGGCGATCTGTCTTGACCATGCTGTTTGACCAAGAGTTGGAACTGTACTTAAATCTTTTACATCATCAGGTGTGGCAGATGAGATAGCCATAATAGGAACCTCTTCGCTAATAGCCATAAGTTTTAATTCACGAGACAGGTTCTTCATTCGTACCGTTTCGCTGTCAGCCTTTTGATTTGGACTCATAAGTTGTAAGTAGTCAACAATAACAAAGTCTGGCTTATACTGGTCAATCTTTCCACGAATAACTGAAGGTGTTACTTCTCCACCTTGATCATTAGATATGATATGAAAATGCGGTTTGCCTTGTAACTTGCTTTGATGCCATTTTTTTAGCATGTCAAGTTCTACATCACCATTTGATAACTTTCTGTGTGACCATAGACCTTCGCCCATAATAGTAAATGCACGATTACGAACTTCTGTCTCTGACATTTCAAGGCTAATGATCAACGGTGTCTTGCCCTGTTTCCAAGCCTGTACAGCAAAATACAGAGCCAACCAAGACTTTCCGATACCTGGATATGCAAGGAAAACTCCAAGTTGTCCTGGCATGATTCCAGAAGGGAGATAGTTATCAAATCCTGGAAGACCAGTCTTAATTCCTATGTGACCTAATTCCTGTTGTCTTTTTACATGTTCAAAGTAAGCAACAGCAGAATCAATATCTGTTGCATCAATGTCACGAATAGCAGATGTGTTTTTCTTTAACTCAGAGGTCTTAGTAATTAATTCTTCTAGTGCCTTTGATCCTTCGCCTTGCTGAATCTCTGCTGCAGCACCACGAATAATATCTTTTAGGCTATCGTTTAGATAGTCTGTTTGCAATTCATCAAGATGATGTTTAGTAGCACCAACACCCTCTACTGGAGCAAAGTCTCTGAACTTGTCAACAACCAATGAAATAGGTGGAACTACCCCATTTGTTTCAGAATAGTTTCTAATAAAATTCCAGACATCATTATGTGTTCTAAGAAGATTATCAACATTTGCTTGTAATAGAACATGCACTTGCTTATCAGTTAAAACAGCAGTGATTAGTTTTGCCTCTGTGTTATTCACTCAACCACTCCTTTGCCTTAGCCCTGCGCTCTATTCGTTCTTTGTCATCTTGTTCTTTATCAAGTTTACCATTAAGAATTTTTTCTGCATTGTATGCAAAATAATTCCAAGTAGGATCCTGTGCAATGCTAAAATAATAATCTAGCAAATTATAACAGTCAGAAATCCCGTATGATTCAACAAGGGCATCTGATGCCCACTGCTCAACATTCAAATTGAGATTAGACTTTTGCTCATATCTCTGCAAGTAAAGCTTGTTGTAGCGACTGAGCAAAGCCATTCGGTCTTTGCGCTCAGCCACTCTACTCTGCTACGATTTCAGCTTTTGCTTCGTTTACTTTTTCAATTACTTTATTTTCAACAAATGCATAAATACGATCCATAGCCTCATTTGTTGTTTCACCCTCACGAGTATAATCAACAACACCAAGATCAACTCTTAGTGATTGGAAATTACCTAGATTAAGTGTGTATCCAAGTGTTGCAGATACCTTTGTGTTTTGTCGTTCAATAACGTTTTCTGTAATGTCTTCCATGATTCCTCCATTAATTGATGCTCTCATTCCACACTGGAATAAATCTACCATCTTCAGTTCTTGTATAAACAAGTATACCATCGCCTGTTCTACGTGTCAACTCTTGACTCGTAGGTGTCATATTATTTGTTATTAAATTATCTTTTCTTGGTCTTCCAATATGTATACTTGCAAGTATATCACGTATCTCTTTTAGTTGCGATTCAGAGTAGTATGCTCTTACTTGCCAGTGTCTTACACCATTTAACTGAGAACCCATTGGTGGTGGAATCACTCCACGTTTAATTAGTAATGGAATATACTTTCTATGTCTATTGACAAGTCTAGCAGTTTCTGCTACAGTATATGCTCTTTCTCTATTTTTTCTAAAGTCAGAACGAAAACAAGTTTCTAGTCTATCTTTTGTAATATTATAAACAGAAACCATACCTGTTGATCTTGAACTATGATAAAGTCTAACTAAATCACCATTAAGAAACCAGATTTTTTTATTTCCAGTTACTATAGGTTGACTATTGTAGTCTTTGCTCTCAAGTTTTCTTGGTTTAAAATCCATCTACCCTCCTTGCTATCTGATGGTGGATGAAAAAATTTTCTTAAACCACAACAGACGCAATAAGTCTCAATATGTACTTGGCTAGAATATTGTCTATCAACAAACATTCTGCCATTACATTTTATGCAATGCATTGACCAATCCCCTTTAGTTTGGTATGCCTATAGCAATTATATTTACAATTGTAGATACATCACCAGAAGCATTAAATTTTACTAAACCAGATACACTAGACCTAGTTATATCTGTTAACACTACAGAAACATTTTCTCCAGCAGAAGTTTTGCTGCCTGAGTTAATAGCAGAAGCTGTAACTATAGGAGTGTACTTAAAGTCGCTAGGAAATGGATATGTAAAGGTCATAGTTGATGATGCTGTTACTGTACTGTTATTAGCAACAGAAATAACTCCACCAATAACACGTGCTTCAGATGTTTTTATGTTTTGTTTTCCTGCTGATACGGTATCAATTGTTGTATAGTTGTATGTAGCAGTAGACACCTGATCAGATAGCTGATTAAGTGCATTTGTTATTTGATATAGGTAGGCCACATCTATGGGCTGTCCTCGTTCTGGTAGCGGTACTTTTGCCATTATATCTCCATTATATCATTAAAGTGTTTCTAGCGCTGTTTGAAACACGGTTATTTCGCTAACTGTTGGATAATTTTCTTTTTCTTTTGGATATGTAGGTCGCTGAACGGCAACTCTTACTTTTATTGGAAGTTCTGTTCCACCACCTGGAGCTGGAATATTTGTTGGAAATACCATAGAGTATTGATTATCTGTTATAGTGGCAAGGTATTGCCAAGGATAACTAGATTCAGCAGAGGCACCAACCCACCTTACCCAAACATCAAAATATGCTGTTTCTGGAACTTGGTCTAAATTCCATGTAACAGTAACTAAGTCATAAGCATTTGTAACAACAATTGAAAACTCTGTAGTTGGTGTAATTATTGGAGATACTAGATTATACATTTTAGACCAATGAGATATCCTGTTTCTATCTTCAGATATTAATCTGTATCTAACATTATAACTTCTAGTTTCTAAATCTACCGATGGAAGTTGATCACGGCTAATTATAACTTTTTTAAGTGCTGCCACTATGATACATCCAAAATAAATCTAAATTCTACATAGTTAGTTGTATTCGTTTGCTTTACAATAGTAACTGCACCAGGGGTTTCAACTAAGGCGTATCCAACCATTCCATACAAAGGATTAATTGTAGAAACATTATCAAGTCTAATTGCGTCAAGTGCAATAAAATAATTAGAGTTAACTTTATCAAAGTTTCCAGTTGTTACAGTTGATGGGACGTTAGTTGCTGTTTTATTATACCTAAACGATGTTGCTGTTGGGGCATCAAGAATAGTATAGGTTCCGTTAAAGGTTGAATCAACTCCATATATTGTTACAGAATCACCAGTAACTAGTCCGTGTGGAGTAGAACCAGTGCTTATGGTTGCAATATTACTTGTTAATGCTTTATTAGAGATTGTTGTTTCATTATCAATTGCACTTGCATAAATTTTAATTTCACTAACAGCATTCCAAGAAAATGTTGGACTGCGGACAAGCTCATCTAGTCTTTTTTCAACAGTAACATATCTATTGTTCAGTATTGTTGAGCCAGTAATATCACATTGCATTTGAGCATACTGTGTTGCGTTGCTGTCTGAAAACTCCACCATAACACGTATTTTTTCTGCAATATTTGCAGTATTATTTCCATTAACATTTACTACAGAGAATGCTATTTTTAGTAAATCTGATGTTGAGTTTCTACTAAAATCAACAGTTTGTCCCGATAGATTAAAGAATGTCCTGCTTGCAATAACAGGATCTAGTACAAATTTGCCACTAGAGTCTAGTCCTATGTGACAACTATTTCCTCTTAACATTATTATATTATTTAAATACCTACATCTTTCATATCTACCTGCTCTAATGTTATTTTCAAAAGTAAAGTTTGTTGATACCGTTTGAATTGCCCTAGATGTAATAGTAATATTGTTTGTTGCAGAATCTGCTAATGTTTGATCTACCATCAAAGCATATATTGGATTTGGGTTGCCAACACTAGGTGCAATTGCGCTATTTGGACCAGATCCATTATTATATGTCCAGCTTTCTGTGTTTGCAAAAGCAGTAATAGTTTTACTATCATATGGACCAGCACTAGTATTTGATCCAGCAGAATATACTGCTACCTCAGAAATCTCATATCTTTCTTCCGTTGGTAGCTCTGCTGTAAACACCACCTTATTGTCTCCAGAATCGTTTATATAGCCTCTGGAGGTTATTGGTACCCTGAACATCTCAAAGTCCATGGTAGTCTCTGCAGAGTAGTCTCCAGGATAATCTCCTGGCTCTATTGGTGTTCTACCGCAACCAAGGGCTATATATGCAGCATAAGATGAAGTTGTGCCAAGCAAGTACTTAGCTATAATCTGTTTACCTGTATTAGTTATCATATTGTCCCTGGTTCATTGTCAGTTAAATCTATACTATATATTGTACCATTGAGAGTGATTTCCACCTCTACCTGGTCATTTCCCTCTAAATTAATAAGTTCTATGACTAGGTTTCCATCATTATCTAAATACACATTCCCAGGCACTCCTGGAATAGTTGATTCATCTGGTATTGTTGGGTCAATCTTAATAGGAAAATTTTGAAATATTCTATCTGATGTTTTTTGTAATTTAAGTATGTTGTTAGGATTATACTCTTCTTGAATAATATTAAGATTTTTAATTGGCTGATATAAAACTGATTGCCCATTTACGGTGTCATACCGAGCTATTTGTAGCAATTCCTGACCACCAATATTTTCAAATAAAAGATCAACCATTGCTTCTGCATTTGCTTCTATTGCTTTGTCATTAAATATAACAATATCTGGACTTGCTGATTTAATAACAGTATCTAAAGATTCTCTTGTAGTTATCAAAAAATTTTTAGTATTGGGTGTTGCATTTACTCTGCTAGATTCCACTTTATACCTCGCTCAAATAAACTGTCATGCTAGGACCTTCAACTGTCCTAGAGTAATCAATATTATAAACTACTAATCTTGTTTCACTTGGAACAACTAAGTCAAGACCCTCTTCATTTTTATAATTAATATTTACAATATCTCCTAGTTGCAATATTGGCATAGAAAAAATATTAAGACCAATTGCTTTTCTAGGTGCAAGATTTTTACCAGCTATCCAACCTAGAATATCCTCTGCTTGATCTTGAGTCTGTATATAAATACTATCTAAAGCAAACTCATTCTTGCCATACTCAATTCTGCTATTTCTAATCTTATCATATTCTTCTGTAAATTGATATGGTGATTTAATTACTACATCTCCTTTTAGTTCTGGATCAGCGAAATTACCACGTTTTTTATAGTAGTCATCCATTGTTACAGTTGAGGTTGTGTCTTGTGTAAAAGATACTCCTTGAATTCTTAAATAGTTTCCACTTGTTTCATCTAGGCTTAGAGTTGAATCTGTACAGTTAAATATCAAAAATTCAGCACCATAAGAAGATGCTGTAAATCCAGACACAGTATAGCCCTTTAATCTGTTAAAGGTTGGAGATATCTGTGCGTATAGTGCTGGGTATGCACGATCAAATTTAATATTAAAATAAGAACACTCACGCATTGTAGTTCCAAACTCATCATAATAGATATCATATTTTCTTGATGTGTTTGGACTAACTTCTGACAAAAATGTTTTTTGAATCATACCACTTAAAGAATATTTTGTCAATGCTTCAGATGCATTTAGTTCTCCATTATCGTCTCCAAATATAGAGGCAATTGGAACATTTGTACTAAAAACAGAATTTTCTGAATAGTTTTGGCTTAGCGCATATATATTTTCAAACATACACTTAGATGTTCCTCTTACAAACAAACCAACTGAATTTGTAATAATATTAATAGGGTCTCTATCAGTAACTACCTGAACAAGTTTTTGATTAATATATAAATAGAACACACGAGTTGTTGCATTGATGTCAACATACTCTATTGCTAAATCATATACCGTTGGATTTTCTTCTCCAATAATTCTATATTGCCCTGTAAAATTACCATCATCAACTACTATATTTCCTGTGCCTCCCCACATTTTTACTGGAACGGCTAGATCTGAATTGCTAGTTGCTGTAGCACTTCTTTTTGTTTTATAAAACATTATATTGTGAATTGCGTTTAATGGTTCATTGGTCACTTTATCAACTTGTAAATAAGAGTCAAGTTTTGATGCACTTAATGCTGCTATTTCAAAATAATATCCATTATTTGTATTAGGATTAACAATACATATACCTCCAGAGCCTCCACCAATGGTAATAGGCTGTGTTTGATTAGTGCTAGAAACATTATAATAGGTCATACCACCAGATGGTGTTTGTGAAAGTTCTTCTGTTGCCTCAACTTTTCCAATAATTCTCATTCTAGTACCAATATGCTTGTAAGGTTTATCTAGGTCCTTCCAAACATAACTAACAAAGTTTTTTGCAGTCTCTGTATTTCCAAAATCTGGACCAGTAAATACTAATGCAGATGATTGCATTGTTCCAGTTTGGGTACTTCTTAAATATCCAATGTTCGCCTCTGTGCCAAATGAAGATGAAAAAAAGTTTTTAATAATTCCATTTCTTTGTGACTTAGTTGCTTTTTCTGTAAATGATGTTCCGTATCCAGCTTGTGATGATGCAGATGCTGGAGACGTTGCTGGAGTTGTAACAGAAATAGATGTATTATACAGAGCGTCTGCATTCATATTACATCCCTGAACAAACTGGTTGTCTGACCAATTGCTTGGCAAACCTGAACTGTGGGATGTTGCTGTTGTATTAAATTGACCACGACCGTGGGAGGCAACTGGTCCATTTTTTAAATAAGTTCTTCCTTCTATCTGCTCATAATATGGTTCAGCATAGATTCTTACAAGCCCTGTTGGGTAAATCTTTCCATTAAATGGAAGTGATGAAAAATATTTCTGATATTCTAGATTGCTAGTTATCCAAACATTTCCTACACTAGGAACATTATATTCAACGGCATCATATTTAATAATTTCTCCAGAAGAATAAAAATATCCTTGATACCTGCTTATGTAGTAAACATTTTCACCAAAGTCAATAATGTTATTTACAATCTGTCTTGATACAACCTGTGGTACAGACTCTGTTAAATCTGAGTTTAATGGCATAGCACTTAGTGTATATTTTGATTGTTTTTCATCATTAAGAGTTTTTGTAGCTTCTGACCCAGATATTTCCCACAGAAGAACTGGCTTATAAATCCAAGTTTTTTCTCTATCTATCATCATAGACTGCTTTAGTGTTCCATATGATCTTTGTATATATCTAGCTGTGTAGTTAATAGTACCCTGGTTAAATACCTTCTGATCTTGAGAAGCTATATCAATAATGTTAGAAAGTTTTGTTGGGTAAATATTTTCATTAATTCCAGACACTGTGCTATCTTGTGATCCATAAAGAACTAGGTCTACTGGTCTTTTACCTGCACTGTCTAGCAAATATTCTTTTGTCATTACTACAAAATTATTATACTCATCAAAGAACATTCCACTTTGTGTTGATTTTGCAAGTTCAATTAAGATTTCTGCAACATTTTTTTCTGTTGGTATAAAGAAAAATGGAATGATTGGATCTTTTTCTGAATCAAGTCTTTTAAATACATAGTTAGAAAATCCAATTGAATCTAAAAGAATTGCAACAGCCTGACTCAATGATATCTCTGATAGAAGAACTTGCGGTGAAGGCATTGACTCAAAGTAAAAGAAAAAGTCTCTTAAGTCCATAGAAATTGTTGCTTGTCCAGAATCTGTCTGTGGGATTCCTTCTGAATAAAGAACTTTGATTGGAACATAAAAGTTTGCTATTTCTGAATTTCCAACCGAGTTTGTTGAATTTACATTTTTAACAACATCATAGAACTTAAACTGAATATTTTTCTTTAAGTATTTAGATATGATACTTCCAGAATTTCCATTCCAAGCATTATTCTGATTAAATGCTTGATCATCGTCAAACAAAGAAACTCTTCCAGTTGATGCAAACATTCCACCTACTGGCAAAGAAGCATTTGTTAAATCAGATAGTGACTTTGTTATAGACAGCTCTATTAACCTACCAGTTAAATCAACAGATAGTCTTGGTGATATCTCTATTAGTTCTAATGGAGTATCTACAACATTCATAGATTCAACTACAAGTCTTAATCCCTTTACCCACACTAATTCTCTATAAAATTTATTTTGATCTCCTGGCTCATAAAAATAATCTGGATTAGTAAGATCAGTTACAAACTGTGTATTTTCATATATGCTCTCTGTTCCTAATGACCAACTATACTCTGGAGTAGATTGATCATATTCAGTACCGTTCCAAATGTATAGAGTTCCTTGTTCAAAATTATTCTCTTGCAGTAAGTATGCGTATCCAACTATACTTTGATCTGGTATCTGAGAGGCATCTGATACCTTGCCAACGTACAAAAAGTTGTTCTGATACTCAGAAGGTATCTGTAGGCCATACTGCAGGCTTAGGTAGCCATCTGGACCAAATATGTCTGATCCATCTTGTCTTGTTGTTGTTTGATCAAAAACATAAGCATTAATCCATTGGTCATTTGCATCAAGATACTGAACATTAAATCTTTGAGGAACTGTCTTGTTTGTATTTCCAAAAAATGGATCTGCAAAATTTTCAACTCCAGAGTTTTTAAATGGTCCAAGATTAATGTCACCAATGTTTGTTTGAACTTTTACAATAATTCTATTTGCTGGAACTTCTTCTTTATATACAACAAATGGAGCTGCATCTTCAATTGGATATACCCCGTTATTATTTGACTTGGATATGCCATACTCTATATTTCTGGTATCTAGGCTATTGCCGCTGCCTTCAGTTCTATATGATCTCCAATATTTAAATTCATCATCTTTTGTTGGCATATAGTATCTTGGTCTTAAAAACATATTTTGATTTGGATGTGATAAATATTTATTAGTAAAAAAAGAACACTTGTTAATTCCTGATCTTGGTCTAAATGGTTTTATGCAATCTTCAAGAGAATAGTATAATTTTTCTTTTTCCTTTAAAAATGTAAATAATAAAGGTGTTGACCCATCAGGTTCTAATCCATTTTCAATTGTAATATCTGCATCTGTAGCACCAGTATAGTATGATCCTGCATCAAGTCTATCAAAAATATTAGGTATGGAGCTATATACCCCTGTGGTTGTTGGTCTATATCTATAATTTCCAAGTTTAAATATATTACTTGGAACATTCATGTTCCATTCCGCAATTAAAGCAGTTTGCGACTCTATTGTAAAAGAAGACTCTAGGTGATTCTTTAAATCTTCATTTTGAAACATTTACACTTCTTCTAACTTTACAGAAACATTCCAAAGATCATACCCACCAAAATTACTTCCTGCAGATATTCCAGGACCACCTCGTTTAATTACGTTGTAGTCAAAACCTGTTATGTACATTTGAACTACTTGAGAATACTGTGCTAAATGTAAGTGAGCATTGTCGTCTATTCCAAAATTTATATACTTGTCGTATGATAAAAACACCCAGAATGGTCCTTTATGATCTTGATACCACTTTAATAACTCTGCACCTCCAGCACCGCCATCTACAGTATATTTTTCAACACTTGTAGGTGTGCCATTAATTGTTCTTTCTGCTGGCGGTATTCCATTTGCTGGATTAAAGTCTGCAAGAAATGCAAATCCTCTTGATGGTAAATTTGACCAACTAGTAGATATACTAAGTTTGTCTGCTGTGTGATAAGAACGCATTGTTCCATTAACCATTCTTCTTCTTTGTTCAATTCTTTCTGTTGAAAAATCAATAGCCCCTCTATTGTGATCTGATAATATAATAAATGAATCACTAATGTCTGCTGGAGGAATAGTAAGGTCTTGATAGACTTCATACCCAGACGGAACGTAAGACCCACCAGACAAAACTCCTGGAGTATCTGACCATAGCATAGCCTGTGGTCTTTGGTACTGCTTTCTACCAGACATGTAGGCTGGAGTAGCCATTAGTTCGCCTGCTTTCTTATTCTTTGATTATCTAACTGTTGAATTTGTTTAATAACAACTCTTGCGATGTCATCTGGGTTTGAATCAGACTTGACATTTACATTTAGATTATAATTATACACCTTTTCGCCCTCATATGTTCCAGTATTTATTGCTTTCATTTTATCAACACCGTATGAGTCAACGGCATATTTGCTCATTATAAATTCTCCAGGAGTTAGCATTGCTGGTATTGTATCTGTGCCTAGAGCGGGACCGCCAGATGAAAAATATTTAGGTTTGACAGCTCCTCCAGAAGCGAATGCCGCCATAGCAAATTTATTATTTTTGTTCTTAATTCCTTTTACTATTCCTCCATTTGCAAAATCATCAAATGCGTCATCTTTAAGTCTTTCAATTTCAGTTTTAAATCTTCCATGTCTAGTAGTCATTCTTATAGCTTCTATACTATCTGAAAATGTTTTAGAATAAGATGGAACTGTGTTTTGATTTTTGGTAGAAGCTTCACGCATAAGAATTTTTTCCAAAATTTCTGGAGTTGATCCAGAGTGTATGCTAGAGTCGACATCATATTTTTCTGCTATTCTATAAATGTGTTGGTTTAAACTTTCACTGTTTAGCCCCCATTGCTCTAGTTTTGCACTTGCTGTATCAACACCTTGTTGTTCTTTTGCATATCTGAGTGCTATATTTTGTAGCATTTCAGTTTCTTGTCCTGGAGCTACTTCACGTGCTAATCCTATTTCTTTAGCAATTCTAGATACCTGTAGTCTTTCTACAGAATTATAGGCTTTTTTTTGAAGGTGTAAAACTTCTTTTAAATCTGAATCTATAGATACTGGAGGGGTTATCTCTGTTGGCTGTATTAAACCTCTTGCTATTAATTCTTCTCTATATGCCTTAGAATCGTTAAATGAACGAATGATACTAGGATTAGGAACAGTTAATCCTTCTCCAGGATTTAGTTGCCACCAAGTATCAGTGCCGTTAACGTTGTATGGAAGACCATTGGCTTGTGTCATATTTTCTAATGAAGAAACTATTCTTGTTTGTGCTGCATCCCATTGTCCAAATAGATGTGACTCTACTGGTGCGTATAGTGTAGTATGAAGAGAGCTTCTTGGAACAGCTTTATCAGTTCCAATATTAAAATTACCATATGGATGAAGAACAACATCTCCATTTTTATCACGAATAACTGAATGTCCAGTTGAGTGTATGACTGGAACAGCACTTGTATCTATTGGACCTTCTGGAACTTGAAATTTACCAGAAGATCTATTATTTCTGCTTAATGTTTTAGCATCTTCTATAAGGTCGTAGAAAGAGTCTCTTTTAAAGTCAATAATTTTTTTAGCTTTTTTGTTTCCACTTAAAGATGCCAACAACATAGCAAAGCCGTCTGTTTTTTCTACCCCAGTGTCTTTGCCTTTTGAGTTAACTGAAACAGCTGCAGCCATCTCATCTAGTAATTTATATTCTTCTTTTCCAAGTTCGTTATTTTTAAAATTTTCTAACATTGTTAAAATATTTTTATTATTAGGATTCATATTTAAAGCTTCTGCCAACAATCCTTCTGGTGTTGTTGGAACAGTCCTTACTCCATATTCTGATAAAGAAGAAATGTCTTCTCTAAATCCTTGAAAAGCAACACTATCTTTTTTATTTCCTATTTTATATGTAGGAAAAATTTCTTCACCAACTGATACATTTTCTTTCTTATATATAGATCCATAAGCTTCATCTATTTGTGTACCAATTTTTCCAATTCCATTTTTCGCAAGGAATGCTTTTAATGAGTCAGGTACCATTTTTAACAATGGTTTTAATGCTTTTCCAACTGGTATAGGAATAATATTTAATGCAGTAGTTGCATTATCTCCCAGGCTAGATTTCATTGGAGCACCCAAAAGTCTAGCTATAAGCATCTTGTCAGGGCCACCATACTTTGCCATATCAAAACCAGTTTTAGCCATTTCAGGCAATGCAAAGAAGTTAGCTGTTTTTTCCCATATTTTCTTATCAAATAATGATGTGGCTTTATTTGTATCTGGCTTAGGTTTTGCATTTTGTCTTGAACCAAATGACGACATACCCATTGAATGTGGGGCAGAACTTACAAATCCACCCTTTGCAAACTTTCCAGCATTTAAAGCATCAAATGTTCCTGCTCCATATTTATTTACAGAAGATGCTTTAATTACATATTCTCCATCAGAAAGGTATGCTGGAATTGAATCAGATGTAGCAGTTCCTGGACCAGATACCTTTCCTCCTGATGCTAAAGTCATCATGTTTCTACCACCGCTGCCACCAGAAGAATTTAAATCAAGGCTACTACTTACAACAGAGTTATAAGATTTTTGTGCTGCTCCAAGTGCTATACCAGCATTTCTAACTGCATACATATTTCCAGATTCAACCGCTGCATCATATGCTAATTGTGCTGCATCAAGTTCTTCAACGATTTTTATAAAATCATCAAGTGCTGCCGCTGACTCTGGTGTATCTCTAGGTGCAACATATGAACCACCTGAAGAAATATCTACAATTTCTTTCCACAAACCTAATACTTGACTTAAATAACCAATTGTTTTGTCTAGTACGTCGTTATAGTCTCCAGCATTTACTGTTGCTGCAAATGTTGCATCTGCTGCTAATTCCCAGGCATCTCTTTGTGCATCTATGTCTGCTAGTCTGTCTTCAAGTCCTTTTCTAACAGCAGCAAGGTCTTTTTCTGAAGTTTCTAATTTTTTCTTTGCTACATCTAATTGGTTTTTTGTTGCCTCATAGATTAGGTCTTCTTGTTTTCTTATTGCTAATAATTTTTCTTCACGTTTTTCTTCTAGGGCATATATTTTATCTTGTAGATCAAGTATATCTTTTTCAATCTTTTTTCTGTCAAAATTTAATTGATAGCTTTCACGTTCAATCTTATACTGACGATCTTCAATTTGTTTTCTAGTTAATCCACTAGTGCTTTTTAGTCCAGCAATTTCTGCCTGTCTTGCTGCCTGTAAAAAAGTTTCAGCACTGCTTGAAGCTGCTTCTGCCTGAGAAGATCTTATTTCTTGTATAGCCTGTGCTGCAGCAGAAATATCTCCCCTACTTAAAGCATCTGCCAATCCAAGTTGTTGCTTCTGTTGATTAGATATCTCTTGATTAATATCAGATATTTTTTGTAATGCTTCTTCTTGTTTATCATATTTTGAGTTTATATCTTCTGCAGCTTTGTCCATTAGAGTTAACTGCTCAGAAAGAACCGATGACTCATCCGCTAATGCTGCTAATGGTCTTTCAAAGTCTATTTCAATCTTTCTTTGAAAATCATTGATTTGTTCTTGGTACTCTTCAATAGGTCTTGTTATCTCTTTTTCAATGTTGCGTTGTTCTAAATCAATACCTTTTTGAATATCGTCAATGTCTTTTTGAATTTTATCTATAGCATCTTGTGCATTTTTAACTTCTTTTTCTGCATCAATAATCTTTGGCTTATATTCACGTTCTGCAACTCTATCAAAGAAAGAAAATAAATCATTTGCTTTTTGTTGTAATTTATTTTGTGCTTCTTCTGGATTAATCTTAAATTCAATATTGATATCAATTGCTTTGCCTTCTTTTATTGCAGATAAATATCTTTCAATTCTTTTTGTAACTTGTTCTGCTGTTGCTGCCTTATCTAAAAATGATTTCATCAACATTGGATTGCCCAATATGCCTTGAATATCTTCTGTTGTTGCACCCATTGTCAGTAATCTTGGAATTATTTCATCAAAATCTTTCTTTAAGGTGTTTTCTGCTTCTAGTGCTACTAAGAAATCTCTAATTGCTCCAGATCCTGCTCTTTTTTCAATGTCTTCCATGATAATAGAAACTTGCTTGAGTTGTTCTGGACTTATTTTACCTGTTGCAAGACCAAGAGCAATAACTGAATCACTGGCATACTTAAGTGCAGTTTCTGCATCAAATCCAGCCTTTTCAAGAATTCCATAAGCCTTTGCTGTATTCTTTAATTCTTGTTGCTGATTCTGAAGTTGTTCAATAGCCAGCTGGAATGCAGACTTTTCTGTTCCTGTAGTTGTTGTATCAGTAGTTACTGCATTACGTATTTTTGCAAGTCTAATTTCTTCTTCAATAGATTTATTTAGTGCTGCTTTAGCCTCATTTGCTTTATTATCTGCTATAGCAAGCGCTCTTGCTTGATCTGCAGATGTGCTTTTTACTCCAAATGCTTTAAGATTTGCATCAGCAACTTTGTTTAATGCTTCTGCTGCTGCTATTGCAGTTGCAGCATTTACAATAAGATTATTTGTTACCCCCGCAATTGCTGCTCTTAAGAGAAGTTGTTTATCTTTTAGGTTATTTACACCCATAGCAGCATCTGCAAGTGATGGGCTAATTTGTCTTAATATACGATTAAATAATCTAAGTTGGGTATTTGCATCTGGAACAGATTTTTCAATTTGAGAAAACATTGCATCTGTTGCCTCTTTGAACTGCCTCATATCCATGCTTCCGCTTTGAGCTAAACGGTTCAAGCTTAGAGAATATGAGGCTATTGCAGCTGATGCATTCTTAAGAGCTGCTTTTGCTTCTTTATTTGGAATTAATCTTTCAACAAGATTTATTCTTGCAGAACGCCCTTCTCCAACTGCTACTTGTTGATATACTTTTTGAAGTCCAGACTGAAATTCTTTTTGGAATCCGTCAAGGGATGTTCCAATTTCTGAGGTTAAATCAATAATTCCTTTTTTGTCAAAGCTTATGCTTTTAAAATCAAACTTAAGATCTTTTTTACCAGCTTCTTCTTTTATTGCATCTATTAAAGCTTGTACCTGTTCTTTTGCCATACCCTGAGAAATTAACTCAAGGCCTTTAAATGTAAGTGCTGACTGTGCTTGTTTGTCAGTCATACCCCGAACTTGACTAATAGTTTGTCCGTATGCAGATTGAAATCCTTCAGACTCCTTTATCTGCTCTCTTTCTGTTCTTGTTTTTACTGAAACACGCTCAAGGTCTTTTTCAAATTGTTCCAAAGAGCCTTTTATTGGAATAAAATTAAACTGCTCTCCTAAAAACTTTGTTTGAGCACTAGTTGTAGATAAAACATCAGAAAATGCTTCTAGTCTTTGTCTTTCTTTTTCTCTTGCTTTATTTGATAGATCAATAATTTTATATGCAGCAAATAAAGCTGTTGTTACCAATCCTACTGGACCAAGGAATCTTGTAACTAAAATTCCAGCTCTTGCAAGACCTCCAAGAAGCCCTGCTCTTCCAGCAAGTGCTTTCGACGTGCCACCAAACATTGGTCCTGCTGCCATTGCATTTGCCACAGCAGACTTTGCAAGCCCTGCTCTTGTTGCAACAAGTTCTGCTATTTTTGTTTGTGTTAATAATTGTGTTACAGACATTAATGCAAATAATAATCCTGAATATTTCATTACTTGATTTGACAGTTTTCCAAGAGAACCGCCTGCCATTGATCCAGCACCTGCTAAAGATGTTAAAGCAAAAGTTCCAGCCATAAGGCTTCTATTCATAGAGTCAATTTTTTCTATAGAAGTTTTTCTTGCTTTTGTCTCAGCATTTATTGCATCTACTGTAACGATTGGAAGCATTTTTGTTCCTGCAGGTATAATTGGACCTATAGGTACTGGTCCTTGAGGACGAGAGGCACCCCTTCCTGCACCCATAGCACGAGAAACTACTCCTGGTGTTGCAAGAGAGCCTGTAGCAGCATTGCTTACTTTTGCAGCGGCTAGAGACGCATCATCCATTCCTTCAAGCATACCCTGCTCAAAGCCATCAACAACCTTTTGTCCTTCACGCTTTGCTGCCTGTGATGGAGATTGTGCTTCAATGCCTTTTGCTATTCCTCTTATGGCATATTTACCTAAATCAATTCCAGCATTTTGTGCTTCAAGTATAACTTGTTGAGACATTGCATCAATATCTCCTAAAAGACCTCTTACTCTTGATTGAGCTTCTTGATCTAGTTGATCAAATATCTGTCTAATAGCAATAGCATTTTGAACCCCAACTTTTCTAGCTGCTTCTCCAGTAAAATTAAATGCTTGCTGTGTTGGATATACTCCTGGTATTTGTTCTTGTACAGTTGCATTTATTCTTTCTTTTTCTCCTGGTGTATTATAACCACCCTTAAGGGATTTTCTTCCTGAAGTTATTCCAACAATTTCTTTTAACGCTCCAGGCTTTGATAATTCTTGTCTTGCAGCTGCAACATCTTTATTTGCCTCAGCAACTTTTGCATATGCTTCTTGAGTTATTCTATTAACATCTTCTGCTGTTACTGTTGTTACTTCTCCAAGTTTGTTAATACCTTCTTCAAACTCTCTTGCTAGACTCTCAACAGCGCTTTCTATTGATTCGGTAGATGCTCCTGCTTTTTTCATTTTTGCAATTAGTGGTGCGTTATAACCTCCTGCTTGAGCAACTGCCTCTTTTTTAAATAGTTCTATAGGAGCTTGCTTATTGCTACCAACTTCACCTAATGCTTGATTAAGTTCTTGTGACTGAGCAGTAACTTCATTTGTAAATACATCAAAAGACTGATCTAGTCCATTAGATACACTAGCAATCATACGTTCAACAGTATCTTTAAAGCTTTGAGCTTCTGATTCTGCTAATTTTCGTAATTCTGCCCCAGTCATTTTTAAAACTTCTGCAAAGTGTCCTAGTTGATATCCTCCAGGGATATTTACTTGAGCTCTTTCACCACCACTTGCATTTCTGCCAGGTCTTGTACTTAAAAATTCTTCAGATACCTTACCTTTAATATATCCAGGAATATTACCAGCAATCATTCCATTGATAAGTGATCCATATTTCTTTGACATCTTTGCTGGAATTACTGTTTCTCCAGGAGTTAGTAATGCTAATTCTGTGTCTTGATTTCCAGTACCGCCAACAACTACTGGCTTTCCTTCTGCTCTCTTTGTTGGGATAACATTTGGTGCCCTCATCATTCCAGGGTTTATGGCTGCAAATTTTGCACCAGCAATAGTTGCTGCTTCATATGCTGCTTTAAGTTGTCCAACAGCACCTGATTCAACTGTAAATGTTTGTGTTAGTCTTGCATGTGCTTGGTCTAGAGAGTGAGACGCTGCTGCTGCATCAATCTGCTCCATTGTCAAATACTCGGTTTGTTCACCTAATATTTGAGACTGTCCAGTTAATCTTAAGTATCCATTACGCAATATCATTGCACCCTTGACAATGTTTGCAATACCGTTAGCAAGCAAACCAAATGTCATAAGTGCTACAGGACCAATTGCTCCAATTCCAACTGTTAACACAACTATTGCTTTTTTTACTCCAGAAGATAAGTTATTAAATTTTTCTATTATTCCGCCAACAAACTCTAAAATTGGTGTTACTGCTTGAAGAAATGTTTGTCCAACTGGAACAAGTGCAAGCTTTAAGTCTTCAACTGATTTGCGGAACTTGTTCATTGCTGAATCAGCAGTTACTCCAAGTTCTGTTTCAGATAGTTTTGCTAGATCTTCAATTGATGTGCCAGCTAACTCAAGAACACGAGCAGCCTGACCAGTTTCATTTGTTACGTTATCAAATAAAGTTGATAGACGAGCAAACTGGAACTTTCCAAAAAGTTGTTCAATTGCTCTTGCACGAGTTAGTGGATCTAGCGTATCTAAAGCCTTGGCAAAATCAACAACTGTTGCCTTAAGATCTCCTTGATTTCCTTCAACAATCTTCTTAATGTTGATCCCATAGCCTTGAAGGATTGCAGATGCTTTTGCTGTTGGATTAATTAAAGCAGCAAGACCAGACTTAAGTGCGTTAGCACCTTCTGATGCATTAATTCCACCTTCCTTCATTGCTGCCATAAAGAAAGCTAAATCTTTTACATCACCGCCAAGTTGTTGGATAACTGGTGCAACTTTAGGTATAGCGGTTGTAATATCATCAAGAGATACAACAGTTTGGTTTTCTACTGCGTTAAGAAAATCAATAGAACCAGCAAGTTGATCTGATGACATTTTAAATGCATTTTGTAATGATATAGTTGTTTCAAGTGCTTTATTTGCTTCAATTTGTCCTAGAACAGAAAGTCTAGTTGCCTGTGCTGTTTGTCTTTGTAAATCAACACCCTGGAATCCAGCTGCTGCTGCCTCTGCAGCCAAGCCTACTGTTTGTGAAACAGCAACGCCATACTTGGTAAATGATTGTCCAAGCGCAGTAATATTTTCAATTGCTGCTTCTGTTTCTGCTTTTGGAGTAAATAAATCTCCATAAACTTTTCTAAATTTAATTGTTGCTTCTTCCATTTCCATGAAAGTGCGTGTTGCAGCTGTTCCCAAAGCCATAAGAGGTAGTGTAAATCCAACCATCAACTGACGGCCAGCCCACTGTGTATTCTTACCAAAGTTTAATAGGTTAGTAGAACCTTGCTTAACCAGTTGATTAAATATTGCTTGTTTCTGTGCTGCTATCTGTGACTGAGTAGAAAAATTACCCATATCAAGTTGATTAGGCATGATGGCAATTGCTTTCATTACCCCGCTAGTATCACGGCCTAATTTAATATATTGTGTTTGTAATCTTTTAACACGATCTTCTGCTACTTTTTCGATTGTGTCAAATTCTGATTTAAATAATTTTCCAAATGTTTTTGTTGATCCACCAGCAAACCTGAAATATTCTCGCATTGAGAATTTATTTTTTTCAAGTGAATCAGTAAATGATTCTGCTGTTGTCCTTACTGTGCGGAGTTCTGCAGAGAATGTTCCAATAGCATTTACACTATTAAGAAAATTCTTCTGCAGATCCCTCTGCGCCAGTGCAGCAGATTCGCTGCTTTTAGCGATAGATGTATGAAACTGAGATATCTGACGTTGTAAAGCCTTTAGTTGGACTAACGCTTCAGACGTATCAATATTAACGCCAATATTAGCATTAACGTCAGCCATCTATTTTACACCTCGCTTTTTAGTTTTTATTATTAATCGTTAGAATCTACAGCAAGTGTTGTACCTGATGCTGCTTCTACGATTTTGTAGACAGTTGGCAAATCTAGAACTTCTTCTAGCTTATCAATGTCATCTGCTAGTTCTGGCTTATACTGCTTCATAGCAATTTGAACACATTCAACAAGAAGAGTCATTGACTTTTCATTATCATCCGCCACTGCCGCAACTCCCTCAAACTTTGTCATAAACGGACGAAGTAGAGAGATTTTTAAAGGACGAACAGAGATTTCTGTACCATCCATAAGTGTGAGTTTTTGAGCCTCATATTTTGTTGTTGCCATTTTACCTCCTATTAGGTAGTCTTAATTATAGCATGAGTGGGCTATTTTTTTATAAGAGATGGATCTCTAGCATCTTCATAATCAAGACCCATTCCAATACCAAATCCTGCGCTTCTAGCATTTTGTCCTTGCAGTGCTAAAATGTCATTACTGTCAGATGTAGCCCCACCACTAAAGACTCTAGCCTTCATGTCTTCCCACTCTTTTTGTCCTTTCTCAGGGCTACTAGCGCCCTCTAAATCAACACCCTGTATCGCTGCTAAGAACTTTTTTTCTTCATAATCTAGTTCTCTTTTGCTAGAAAGTGTAATCATTAATTCTGGCATAGATAGTGATTCTTCTAAATCTTGATAGTCTTTCCATATACCCAGAATAAAAACTTCTGATTCTAATTTTGCAAGATCTAATTCATCCCAGGTCATTCCGCTGGATTTGGCTTGTTCTACAACTGGTTCTTCTGATTTTTTATTTATTTTAATACCAGCAGCAATATCAATAATCTTATATATTGTTGGTAAATCAAGGTGATCTTCTGCTGAGTCTGCTATTTGTGGATAGTATTGTTTCATGCATATACCGACACATTTTGATAAAATCTCAATAGCTGCGTCATCATCTATGGAGGTTTTAATGTTTTCAAACTCAACCATAAAATCTCTTAAATATTTAATCTTTAATGGAATTATTTCTATCTCTGTTCCATCAATTAAATAAATATTACCCTTATTATATACTTCTGTAGCCATTCTATCTATTCTATCACAACAACAAAGCCCACCCCCGAAGGGATGGGCCTGTTATTAATCTAAACTAGATTATTATGCTGGTGTGTAGGTACGATCAATGATCTTACCGTATGAAGCAGATGTGTCTTCTGGAAGAAGGCGGAAAGATACTTCAAACATTGAAGGCTCATCACGCTTTGCAGATACTGTTACATTCTCAATTGAGAGTGCACGATATGCTGCATAAACACGCTCTACATTTGCTGAAATAGCGCAGTCACCTGTTCCAGGTCCAACTGCAACAATTCCACGCTCAACTGGGCACTCACCAATATCTCCTGCGGAGAGATTAAGTGTTTGTCCAGTTGAAAGTGCTTTTCCAGATGATGCTCCTAGATCAGCAGTTTGACCTGCGATAGCAAGCAATAGGTTTTCAAGAGTTGCCTCAGCAAAAGCAGTTGCAAGGTTAACCTGCATTCCCTGCTTGTAAAGCTTTGCAACATCAAGAACCTGATCAACAGCAACTTCACCAAAATCTGGCTGGAACTGTAGTTCAAGACCATTCATGGTGTAACCCACGTTTGTAAAGTCTAGTCCAGAAGACACTGCGAAATCGCTTAGTGTGTCTCTGTAAGACTTGTTACTTTGAAAAGCTGGAAGATCTCCAGGTAGCATAGGCTCTGTAGCAACAAAGAATGCTGCTGCGCCTACAATTATATTATTTGACGTACCACGAGTATACGGCATATTTATTACCTCTACTTTCAATAGAATTGATATTAAGTTGTGGGGTGTTTCCTCAAAATAATTATAACAGCATTTTTAATCATATAATGGAAGGGTAGCCCCGTTAGGGCCTGTAACATTTATGTCTTTTGCATGGTAGTCATACTCAATAATAATCTTAGTAACATATATTGTTTTTGCTGATATTAGGTTCATCAATTCTCTATTCTCTTCAGACTGATAAACACGAATATTATGAAAAAACACATTAAATGGCAGGCTGGCGGTTGCTATTTTAGAGCAAAAAGAGTTAACGTCCTGTCCTGCCGAATCTTCTCTATCAAGAGATGTCATGATAATTCTGGTTGAATCATTCATTTTTGACAAATTTGTGCAATATAAATAATAAACTGTTTGCTCTCTTTTTTTTCTATAAAATGGGCTTGTTCTAAGTTTAGCAAGTCTTTCATACTGAATTAAGATAGGATCTGAAACTCCTGGAGCCCCTATGTAATTTTTGAAAACGTCTTCTATACTTGTTGGACTAGATGGAAATATTGGATTCATTTGCTCGTACCCAGTTAAAATGCCAAACAGTTTTAATTGTTCAGAGATGTACTGATTAATAAAAGTTGGAGGGAAGCCTGTTGATTTAATTTCATATGTCATGATATTATTCTACCTCAATGTTTGCATTTGTTATCCATCTATATCCAACAGATACACCCTTTTGTTTACCCTGTTTTGCTCCAGCTGCCAGATTATTTTTGTAAATTACAGGGTTACTTATGTAGTCAGAAATACCGCTTGCTCTTAAAAACGCTTGAGTAAAATACTTTTTCATAAACTCATCAAAAACTCTTTCAAAAGATCCTTCTGCTTCTTTTCCACCTGGGTTTCTTACTGTGGTTGGGCTTGTTGTAAATACTGTTTCTCCATCTGAATAAAATCTTAATACCGAACTTTTTTTTGGTTTAATTACAACTGGTATTCCATTTTCCATAATCCTTGCTTTATTATAAAATGGTGTATTGCTTTCTTCTTGTATGGTTGTTGATTGTCTAAAGGTTGAATTAATAGACAACCCAAGATTACTAACAGTATAATTAATATCAAATAGTCTTGCTTGAGGACTTCCTGTTCTATACCATTCGTATACATGGTGAAGCGCTCCAGCACTAGATCTTGCTTCAACATCTACATATTCTCCTAAAGCAAAAATAACACCTTTTCCTAGATTGTTAAGAAACAAGCTTTTTCCTTTTTGTGCTCCTTCTAAGAAACCTAAAGAGTAGTTTGCAATATTTAAAAGATCTTTTTCAAAATTATTTGTTTTCAGTGAAACTCTCATTAGTTACCCGCTGCTTGACTTTCTGTTCTGCGCCAAACCATAGTATAGTATTCTATATCTCCAAAGGCACCAACAAAAGGATCTAGGGTTTCAATTTCATATAGTGTTCCCTTGCCATCTCTTGGCCCTGCAGTTTCTTTATATAAGATAACATCCGAAGAACTTCTAATGTTTGTAATTAAAACATTGGTGATAGAATTATCAGAGTTATTGGAAGATATTCTAATATCTGATTTAGATCTTCCAAGAATTTTTCCTTTATTCTGTAAAAACATTTCTGGCTTATACTCTTTTACTCCTGGCTTATCAAGTGGTACTGCACTGCAAATAATAGTTCTATCAAAAACCCATTCTTTATTTGCTTGTCCATAATTATTTTGAGTAATTATTGGATAGTAAATATCTGCCTTCATTGGGTAGATAAAATCTGTTGCTTCGCAATCTACCATTACAAAACTCCAAGTGGACCAAAATTTGTAATATACTTTTGTAAAATCTTATCTACTATAATATTTCCAGTACCATCAAGTGATGACTTGTCAATCTTAATCTTATACTGATCTGTAGAGTAATCAAGAACATATCTTTTATGATAGTCTAACTTTCCACACTTAATATCATTTATTAACATTTTGGCTGCATCATAGATATCATAAGGTACTACTTTATATCCTGTTTCAAGTGAAAATAAATAGTTAAATGTTGTTGGGAATGTAACACCTGGAGCTACCGCTAATGTTACAGCGCTATCTTCTGTATCATAAAGATATATTGAATCCGACTCGCCAAGTGGTACGCCTTTTGGTGTTCCAACTGATCTAATATATGAATCAGTCATCTGCTGATTCCATTCTTTAATAATGGCAGTCTTATCTTTTGTTAGTAAATAATTCCATTGTCCTAATGCCTGTGGATCTTCATTTGAATCCCAAACAAGTTCATTGTTTTCATAAGCCTTTAAAATTTTATATACTCTATCCCATAGAGCAAGGTAATCTGTTCCATTACCATTTACCTCATACCAAGATCTTTCATAGTAAAAGCCTCCAGGAACAATTGAGTCAATTATTGCTCTTGCTAATGCTTCATATTCTACGTATTCCTTGATTTGACTTGCTGTTGCTGTACCGCCTTCATTTGCCAAACTTGTTGGATTTATATATGGTCGTGTTATATCTAGATTATCTTCAACAACTATATCTCCAGGAAGTCCGTCAACATCTTCATAAATTGCTAAATAGTATGACTCATCATATGAATTAAAAAGATTTGGAAGCGTATACTCTAGTTTTGATCCAGATGTTGAAACAATGTTTTCTGTAACATCATTGACATTTCTTGAACTCTGATTAATTACAAGAATATAGTCAGTGTTTGGCAACGGTACATCATAAGATATCGTTAATGGATATGGTGGGACTCTTAGAATCTGCATTAAATCTTACCGTAGTGTCTTGCAATCTCTTTTGGCGATGCTTCACGCACTGCTTTATGAGATAGCCACTTAACGGATGCCTCCTTTGTGACAATGTTATAACCCTTTTCAAGGGCACCCACACCGTTCCAATGTAAGTTACGCTCAGAATAGAGTGCAATCTTTTCACTTGGATTCTCAACTACTGTTTCTTGTACTTCATCTTTTCTTGGTACAAATGGCAAAATCGCTTCTAACATTTCTTCTTTTGTACTTGTTCCATATAAATCAATATTGTGTTTTTTTGCATATGCCTTCAATTGTGGAACTGTTTTTTTAGTAAATTGTGCTACTGCTTCTGCTGTTGTTGTCATAATATCCTCCACTGCTATTATATCAGAGATAAACTATCTCCTACTTGGTCTTAAAGTTTGTGGTTTTCTAACACCACTTGGTGTTCCAGAAATTGTTATATTTTCACCAAATATGGGTGTTGGTATATTTCCTAAAACATTGTTTTGTGTAATCATTCCATTTGGTCCCATTATTATTGCACCACCTACCCCGCCAACTGCAATAGCACCATCACCATTATGTTGATGAGGTACTGTAGGATTTCCTGGATAAGACATAATCTTCCTTAATTGATAAAGGAGGCAGTTTTTACGCTGCCTCCTTATCGTTTAGTTATTATAAACTATTATACAGTAGGATCAACTGCTGCGTCTGCCCAAGCAACCGCATCAAGCTCTTCCCATTGTAGACCAAAGCGAACGAATACTGTGTACTCAATTGTATCCTTCTTTGGCTTGTATTCACGGTTTACAGTGATGTCTCTCTGGAAGCCCCAAATACGGTTAGCAGGGAATGTCAAGTCGACATAGTTTGCTGGGTAGTAAGGTACTTCCTGCACATCAATTCCAAGAACACGTGTTGTACGTGCTCCACCAAATGTCTGTGCCTGTCCATCAAGGTATGCCTGACGATTGCGCTCTGTACCAGCAGTACGTGGAGCAAATGCTTCTGCAATAGCATCAGCAAGTGTTCCGTTGTTCTTTACGATACCCTGGAAAGCATCTGTACCTGCGTAGAACTTTAGGTTCTGCTTTAGTGCACGATACTTACGTGGCATTGCAAGGATA